TTGCAAGGCGGATACCATTTGCGGTGGCTGTATAGGTAGGACCTCATGTGCACATGACTAAGTTTCCTATCGTTCCTTGCATTTTTTTTAAAAAAGAAACTCAGTATAAGTAAATAATTTATATGTTAATGAGTATTGTTGGTTATGCTCTGGCCGGATATGCTGCAAATATATTTGTGTGTTTCAGCTTTAGTATTATTTTAAAAGATAAAAAAATAACCAAGTATTGATTTCAGAATAATGCATGATAACCTGGATTCATGTTTGATTCCTGGTTCTACCCTGATCCTGAAGATTATCCTGAAAAAATTAATAGTTATGATTTAAAATTGGGTGGAATGAATCCTGAAAAGGATGACAACAACAATACTGTTTCCCCGGAAGAAATGGAAAAGATTGAAAAGTTTCTGGAAAGCATAAATCCTTTAATAAATCCTCCCAATGATTGAAGATATTTTAAAAACTATACTGGGATTTTCTTTGATGTTTGTAATTCCAACATCAATAATATTGTTTGGAATAATTTTTGTTTACGAAGTGTTTTTGCGTTATAGAAAATAATAAAATTGGTTTTTGTTTTAATCATCATTGATCATATCGTTTAATAATATCAAAGGAAACAAAAGAAAAAATAAAGATATATTAAGTATACTTTTGATTATTCTCACCATATATATTTAATGTTTACTTATAGGTATTTACATAAACATATGTGCTTGATGGGCAAACTTTTCTAATAGACAGGATAGATGAATTTTTGGTCAGACCGCAAATTATTTCGATACTATCCTTGGTAAGAAGTTAATAACTAAAGCACAACTCGTTGCTGATCCAAGGATACTTTGTGATGATGTAGTTCATTCGGTTAACAATATGATAACCTGCACCTATCCTCAACTTGCCATCACAATCCAGTAGTGTCCATATGTGGTTATGTTTTGTTTCTATAACCTTGTTCAGATCATCTCCATATGTTTCAAAAAGAATACTGCCATCGTCCCGTGTTAAGGGTTGATAACTCTTTTCAAATGTGCTGTATCTTCCTGCTCTCATTATGAATCTCCTTTCAACCATTCATCAGTAAGCGCATCCACGCTGACGATAATGGTTTCACCTTCCAGCTTTTCAGGAAAGTAATTCAAATCTTGAAGCAGATAACCATCCTCAACATAATCGTCCACAAGGGAATTTATATATGTTATTCCTTCTGTATTGTTGATCAACTGATCAAACTCCACAGGCATCTTGAAGTGTATTCTTTGGCCACTGATATAGCCAACAGTATCCAGCATCTCTTTTTTGCTAACAATAAAGTTCATGCAGTCTCCATATGTTTTTCTAAACGAGAGCGAATTTCCTGTAAATGTTCATCACTAATATCCATTTCATCACACAGCATATCAAAAATATTTGCATCACTTAATGCAATTCTAGCTGCTTCAAATATAATGGTTTGATCATATTCAGTTAAGTTCATGAAATTACTCCTTGGGTGCGATTGCATACTTGAAGCTTATTTTTTTGAGAATAGCTTCTAGACGCTCAAGCTCTTCCTCGTATCCATAAGACTTTCTATGCTTAAGATATGAGATATGATCAATGATAGCATCTTGAATTAATCCCCAATCATCTCTAATAAAATCTTCATTAGTATATTGGCTCATACCCGCACTCCATAATCATAATCTGCATTTTCGTTGCGGGGGATTTTAAGTCGTTGCCGAACAACGCTTGGACACAGATTCAGATTACTGCTTTCAATAAGCTCATCCAACACGCAACTGCTAATAAGTTTTATAGCAGTGCCATGAGCTTCTTTATCCACAGATTGATTGGGTTGCACTATATCCATCACAGCTTGCTCAAGGATTGCTTTAAGCAACAGCTCTGCTGGATCATCGACTACTCTTACTTGATTTGCATGCATCATTTTCATATGCGAGCAGGTTGCCAAATTATTTGCAAAATGTCAAGACTATTTTATAATAAAATAGTTCCTTCTCCTGCCAGACATTATCTGACTCTGTTTTGGAACAAACACAACCGCAACACGAACTACACGTTCTGAGCCAATTACCTTGGGTAATTGAACAGGAGAAAGAACTAAAAGGATGTTAAGGTAAGGGTAAAAGAAATCAAGCGGCTCAAACCAGATCTGTCAATTTTTCCAACAAAGTATCTGATGTGCTATCCGACTCAATATCGAATGTATCAAGCAATTCCCGAAGCACACAAGAACTTAAACGTTCATCATCCAAAACAATAAACCCAATATGAATCAACAAATTCTTTTCTTTATCTGTGAAATTCTCCACAAATAATAGTTATCTTTTTTCAAATCATTTTTTCAACTTTTTAGGAAGTTTAAGTTTAAATCTTGCTTTGGGTTTTGGACGATAATTACACCGTAAACATGGTCTTGGCATGATGCATTTGTACCACTTAGCGATCAAGCGTCAACACTTTTGTTTAAAATTCCAACCAATGAATTTGAAATCCAAATCCAAAAATGCGCACAAGCAAAACATAACCATACTCATAATGGCTAAAGCTAATCGCTGTTTGTAGATCCAAATCAAACCCGTAATCAGCCCCGCCATCCCCGTCGCTCTTGCGGCCAATGAAACCGAAAGGATGGTACCAGTCAATGGATCTGTAATGATGATTATTCTTTTTCAAGTTTTTCAATATTTTCCTTGCTCTTCAGATTTTCGTAAATGTATTCTGCGTTCAACACCGGGTGACCGTGCGGGCATGTATATGTGCGATGCAGCAAATCGTATTTGTATCCATTGTCAGTGAGCATGTCATAGATCTTCTGATTTTGTTGAAACGTTAAACGTTTTTGTTTCAGCTCTTTGAAATCATCCTGGCCCCAGAATTTTGTGAAATATGTTTTGTAGATGTTGTCTACAATCTCACCAAATTCGTCGGACATTATTTCACGTAACCGGCTGTTGCACTCACGCAGCCATCTGCGATTGCATTCAACACCTTCAGGGCCAGTGTGGGGTCGTCCCCGATCTTGCTGTAAAGATCTTTGTAAATGTCGCTCAAGCTGGTTGCAAAGTTTGTCCAGTGTGTTTTCTCCGGCAGGAAGTTTTCCACAGCATCATCCAGATCTTCAACACTGGGCACATCACCATTGCTCAAACTGCGCACCACATTGGCCACATCATGAATCATCTTGGCTTTGGTAACGCGGTCTTCTGGGCTCACGGCACCAGACAGGACTGCAGTGCAGGCAAGGTTTACAGCAGGCTTGATATATGGCAATGCCTGTTCAACAGCATTTCGAACATTGGTCGCAGTGCTGGAGCTGGAACTGGAGTTGGAACTGGAGTTGGGTCCGCTATTGTTGCTTGCGCAGCTGGCCAACAACAAAGCAAAAGGTACTGGAGCTAACCATCTTAATAGTTTTGTATTCATAAAACTATTTAGCGAATGTAAAGAAAAAACCAATATATTATAAAATATATAAAGTTTTTATTTTGTAAATATATCCTTTAAAACGCTTAAAAAGTCAATCCCTGTGTCTCCGCTGCTTTCAATCAAGCGGTCTTCTTCGGTCTGTTTAATGGGCTTGCTACACTCAGTGTTGTGTTTGCCCGTTTGTTTCACATCATTATGTATCTCACAACGATGTTAAAAATCAATAAAAAATGAATTTTTTTATATTTTTTTATCGAAACATGCTGTTTCGGCTTCGTTTGCCCTCTACACGTCTGGTATCATAGTTGTGGCACCTGCTTGGATTCAATCCCAGTGCCCGCATTACGCTTTTCCAACCATCTCCATGACCATCATCTCCGAATACTTTGTAAGCAATCAAATGAGCCACTTCATGAGGAATGGTATCCTGCATAAAGTCCTCAATATTCTCTTTGCAAAGCTGTTCATTCAGCTGAATACGCCATTGTCCCAACCATGCTTTTCCTGCGGTGGTACCACACACCACCCATTCAATTCGTGGAAAATCGAACTCAGCACCATACTCCTCGTTCAGCTCTTCCAGCACCATCCACACCTTTCGGGTGGCTCGCTCTTTCATCTCTGTAACATCAAGCATCTGGTTTGGTTCCCCACTCTGGATTCCAATCACCATCCAGCTTCTTGGGATCTTCAATATATCTCATCAATTTAATGGTGTTGTACATCTTTTCCATATCATTGATAAAATGATTTACGCTGTCAATGGTTTCTTTGTCAAACTCTGAGAGCAGTTGCTTTTCGAATGTTTTGCTTAATCTATTTTTCATGTTGCTAGCTTGCTCAATTATTTCACAAATGTCAATATTAAAATAGCGAGTATGGGAATCGAACCCATGTAACAGGAATGAAAGTCCTGTGTCCTAACCCCTAGACGAACTCGCCATAAGATTGGGCAGAAGTGGATTCGAACCACTGAAGGCGAATGCCAGCAGATTTACAGTCTGCCCCGTTTGGCCACTTCGGTATCTGCCCAAAAAAGCCTATTCCCCATCGTCCGTTTATTTAACAAAAAATCAACCATGTTGCAAGAAAATAATATGGGCAAAGAGGGATTTGAACCCCCAACCAAGGCATTATGAGTGCCCTGCTCTAACCGTTGAGCTATTTGCCCAAATACCTCTGATTGGATTCGAACCAATATTGCGCTCAAATCTAGAGCTTCACGAATATAAATCGTGGGTCTTAACCAGTTAGACGACAGAGGCAAAGCTCTATGTCGTCTCGCCTATTCGCTTAATCTTAGCAAACGGATTCCACTTGTAATCACCCCACATCTTCATCTTTAATTGTTGTTTGGCTTGCTTGAATGCTTTGGGCTTCATCTTCTTTGATCGCATTCGGGCTTCTTCGATAATACATTCTTCCTGCACTTTTCCACCAAACTTTTTAAGACAACGGGCAAATGATTCACCACTTTGTCTTTCCCTTTCAGTCACTTTCATGTTTACTCGATCTACCATATTCTTAACCTTATATACCTTTCTAAGATGATTGTCAATTATTTTCTAAAATCAAACTCATATTGTTCAGCCATGTATCTGCCCCGCATCTTTTCATTCAACAATGCTTGTTCAGCTTCCAACATATTTACTGTCAGTTTTTCTTGCCACAAATCATCGTTACCATGCATGATCAGTTCCCTATAGTCTTTTAGTATTTGTTCCAATACTTCAGTTGCTCTTTTCATGCAGTCTCCTTTTCTGTTGTATAACTATCCTCATAATCGAACGCTTCATTTGCATCTTGAGGATGATTTCGCAAATAGTCAATCCTTTTCTGTGCCATGTTTAGCAGTTCGTCTACCGGTATATTATCAAAAGTTCCGATAGGTGTCTCCATTTCAAACCACATTCTTGCAACATAATTAACCACCATCATTTGGTTTCCTTTCTATACTTGGTTATGAAGTCGTGAGCAGCCATCATGCTTTCATCAAAGTGTCGGGTGCGATATTCGTGAGGAGTATCCTCGTCAGCTTGGCTCATCAGTTCTGCAAGTATGCCCACACCTTCGTTTAATAACTTTTTATATTTTATATCTTCTTTCATTTGTCCTCCTATATGGAAGGTGGGGGATTAAACCCCACCCTCCATTTGAGCACCACCTGCTTCACCAACATCATCTCCACCTTCCTCACCCTCACCTGCACCTTCCTCATTGGCTTGGGCAAGACTGGCTTTGCCAGCATCGGTAAGTTTGTAGACTGCTTCTTCTCCCCGACCTTCCTTCATCACCTTGCCCTCTCGGATGAGTTGGCGAATGATGAGATAACCCCGCTGAACATTTCCATCTACAGCATTGGTTACATCGGTTTGAGTCATTGGCTCGGCAAGCGATAGAACCTTTTTCAAATCTTCTTGCCAACGCACTTTGCGAGGGTCAATCGGATTAGGTGCAGTTCCATCATTGATACGGACTGCATTATCCAAATCGAATCCGTTGTGTCCAAGACGCAATTCCACATTGTAGAGTTTGCCATAACGATTCTTGGTGCTGTAGATTACCCGAACATCCTCATCAGTTACACCCGAACGCATCATAAAGTTTGCGTCCACAGCGTGAGGAATCAGAGTCGAACCCCGATAGTTGTTGCTCTTTGTGACGTGAAGCACGATACCAAGAACACACTCGGTTTTCTTGCTGGTTTTGATTAGTTCGTGGAGACAATAGCTTTCTTTCTCCCTCGCATTCATCTTGCGAGCAGTTGAGAGACATTGAAAACTATCCACCACCAATACATCCACTTGGCTCATCAGTTCGCAAACCTTGTCTACATCAGTTTGAATAGCGATGTTCACATCTTTCAAACCAAGACGACGACAAGTATATGCCAACATCTCACGGCTTTCTTCGCCAGAGATATAAGCAGTTTTAATTCCTACCTTCGTCATACAATTAAGCATTTGAAGTAGGAAGGTTGTCTTGCCAAGACCAGCACCAGCCGCGAGTGTAAAAACTGTAGATGGTAGCAAACCTTCGCCACCAAATACTTTGTCCAACATCTCGTTTCCAGTTTTTAATCTTCGGTTAAAGAGATCGGGAATAGCAATCTCGCTAACCTTGGTAAGATTGGTTTCGTCGTGCGAGAGGTTCATCACCGCCCCGCTGTTAGGTGTCGTTGTTGTAGTTGTGTTGCTCATAGGTTGCATAGTGACAGATTTTGAAAATAATACAAGAAAATAATCTTATATATTATGAGGGTGGGTGAGTTATTAAAACCTCTAATAACCATTATTAGCTCACCTTATGCATGAAGATTGGGGTATAATCTCCCACATATGCACCTTCGGTGTTGTAGCTGAAAAACTCTTCAGCTTCATCAGGACTCATATCCTTCTCCAAAATCCTTATGCATTTGGCTCGGTCATAGATGGCCACATTCTTTCCACCGAATGCACTTCCAATTCCAATGAATGCCCCATCAAAATTATCTGCCAATAGTATCTTGTTTGCTTCATCTGGATAATACTCCTCGATAAATTCGCTGATCATTTTACGATTGGGGTTATTCTTCTTTATTCTTTTCATATTACTCCTTTGCTTTCTTTTTTGTTTTGTCTTTTTTGCCAGTTATCAAATATTGTTTGATGTATTGGCCATTGAGGTTTTGTATGTTTACTTCACTATACTTCCTGCG